TATCACCAGGGAACGTTGAATGACCTTTGCTGATGTCCTACTTTTCGGATCACTACCCTTTATATGTGCCACCATTTATTTCGGGCACAGAAGAGGTGAGAATAACTATTATGAAACCGACGCCTACTCAGGAAATGGAACAGCGCATTAAAATGCGTTTTGCTTTTGCTATGTCCTCATTTGGTAGGATGTTTAGACCAGATCATATTACACTTGAGATGAGAGATCTTTGTAACGAATGGTCTAAGATCGAAGAGCAACCACCTCAAAGTGATTTGTATAACGTCGATCGGTATTTTTTAGAACTTTGGAAAACCAGGAATGAATCTATCTAAGTTATCAATTGATATTTTAAACGAACAAATTAATATCTTGAAACAAGAAAATTTGTTATTAAAGCTTAAGCTTGATCAATTAAATAACGAGTGGGTTCATCCTAAATCGTGCCTACACAATTCAGATCCTTGGCGGGAGTTTATTGAGTAATGAATAAAGTTTCTAACGTAAGAGCAACAGGATTTTTTCTACTCAGTTTTATAGCACTATTTGTAGTATGGGGGTTGGGTAATGCTTATCCTTATTAGATATACGATGGAACATCAGTGGAGTTTAGGTCTCCTATCAATGATCTTAATAGTAGTTCCTATTATAGGAATGGATCTCGTTCATAAATATGGTTGGGAGCACTGGGAACCTTTTACGAGGAAACATTAATGAATCCAGTAATTTTAATCGGTTGTTTTACGCCGCTGGTTTTAATTTTTATAGTAATGAAACTTGCCGTATGGGTATCTGCTGTTAATACAGAAAACTCTTATGTCGGAAAAGAACCTCTACGAAAACGAGGACCCTTCGTGGCGAATGCATATGCAGATGTTGACGATGAGGAAGAGGAATATGGAGATCGCACAGACTATCGATGAAGCTCTATATCAATACTACACAATAGAAAGAGGCAAACCTGTTCCTAATTGGAGATATATTAAAGATCAGGATTGGTGGCAAGAATATTTGAAAAGTTTAGGAATTGATCCGAGAAACCCGTGAACTATGAACCCCTAGAACCAAGCTTTGCAGCATACTTTGAACTTAGTATGGAGGATTATACAATCATCCTCAATGCATTACACTACTATAAGAAAGTTGAGAAGCGAGGAAACTTTCAGCAATATGATGATGAGAGGATTAATAAGTTGAGAGATAAAATGGCGTATCAACTGGTACCACCTTTTGATGATATCTATTTTCAATAAATTATGAGTACATTGTTTGTTTTTGTTTTTATACTACTACTTACTATTGGTATGGAGTTAACTCTACCAGTTAAGAAATGAATTTACTATTGCGTCCCTTAGATAATCCAGGCGATCCTGTATGGTCAGTGATTATCTTGGTAATCATTGCTGTCGGATTGGCACTAGGTTATGTCATATACATATTAAGGATATCATTTACAGAATTAAAAGATGGGAGCAATGACACCACCAAGCAGGAAGAGCTGCTACAACTTCCGAGTGACGGAGATCAATCGTGTCCTTGATGGTGATACTATTGACGTTACTATCGACCTCGGGTTTGATCTATACAAGAAAGAAAGAGTTAGAGTTGCAGGCGTTGATACGCCAGAGAAAAGGACGAAAAACTTAGAGGAGAAAGCTCTTGGAATCGACGCAACCAACTGGCTCAAAGAAAAACTGGAAGGTACGTTGGCTGGTGATGATGAGTTGTCTGTTAGGACTGAACTTGTCGGTGGCACTGGCAAGTATGGGCGTCTTCTGGGTTGGTTATACATCGGGGATGACACAGTGTCACTCAACGAACAAATGATCACGGAAGGTTATGCTCACGCATACGATGGTGGCACCAAGGATATGAACCTTGAAGCACTGAGAGAGATTCGTAGAGCACACGGTACTCTCGATGAATGAGGAAAATACCGAGTGGCATTGTACGATGACCTTAGGTATTGATGAAGTTCGTATGATGTATGATCATCTAGACTACTCCATAAGGATGTGGCCAGGTTCTCCCGCTAGACCATACGAAGAACAAATTTGGATGGACATTCTAAAGAAACGAATGTTTGCTATGATGATGGAATATAATCTTTACGAAACCTGATGACAAACTCTTGGTCTTTACTTTACGACGCAATGGAAGAAAATAGAGAATACTTAGAAGAAGAGCAGATGCGTGAGCTACAACGTAAGCTTACCAAAAAACGTAGCGAAACATTGAGGGAAGAACCTTGCCCTTTATACGAACCTGAGTTCTTGGAAGAATAATGCCTGCACATAGTGATGTATATCTTGGTAATCCCAATCTTAAGAAAGCTAATACTTCTCAAAATTTTACCAAGAAACAAGTAGCTGAATATATTAAGTGTAGGGATAACCCTGTTTACTTTACTGAAAAGTATCTGCAAATCGTCAACGTTGACGCTGGTCTCATATCTTTTGATATGTATGATTTCCAGAAAGAAATGATGTGGAAGTTCCACAGAAACAGATTCAACATTGCGAAGCTTCCTAGACAGTCTGGTAAGTCCACAATCGTGACGACTTACCTGCTTCACTATGCGTTGTTCAATGAGAACGTTAACATCGCTATCCTAGCAAACAAAGCTGCTACGGCGAGAGAGATGCTTTCTCGTCTGCAGTTAAGTTATGAAAATTTACCGCGTTGGATGCAGCAAGGCATTGTAGCGTGGAACCGTGGTTCACTGGAGTTAGAAAATGGTTCAAAAATTATTGCGGCTTCTACTAGTGCCAGTGCTATCCGTGGTATGTCTTTCAATATTGTGTTCCTGGATGAGTTTGCGTTTATCCCCAACCATATATGTGATCAGTTTTTTAGTTCCGTTTACCCGACGATTAGTAGCGGAAAGAAATCAAAAGTAATTATAGTCTCTACCCCTAACGGGATGAATATGTTCTACAAGATGTGGAACGATTCTCTTAAGGGAAGAAATGAGTACATATCAACAGAAGTTCATTGGTCTGAAGTTCCTGGTAGAGATGACAAATGGAAAGAACAGACGATTAGGAATACATCGCAAAGGCAGTTTACTCAAGAGTTTGAGTGCGAATTCCTAGGATCTCAGGACACTCTGATTGCACCATCAAAACTAAAAGCATTATCTTTTGACACACCTCTACAGAAAAGTGGAGGATTAGATATTTACGAACCTAGGAAAGAAGGGCACGACTATGTAATGACAGTTGACGTGGCACGTGGTACCTCACAGGATTACTCTGCCTTCTGCATATTTGATATCACAGAGTTCCCATATCGTTTGATAGGCAAGTATCGAAACAATGAAATCAAACCTATTCTATTCCCCAACATTATTGTAGAGACAGCTCGTAACTATAATAATGCACATATTATGGTAGAGGTTAATGACATTGGAGATCAAGTTGCATCGATCATCCAGTTTGACCTAGAGTATCAAAACCTTTTAATGTGCGCAATGCGTGGTCGTGCAGGACAAGTTATGGGATCTGGTTTCTCTGGTGGCAGAGCACAGCTTGGTGTCAAGATGTCTAAGACTGTCAAAAAGATTGGTTGCTCCAACCTCAAAGCTTTGATTGAAGAAGATAAACTTTTAATTAGTGATTACGAAACTATTGCAGAACTGACAACTTTTGTACAGAAGAAAGATTCCTTTGAAGCTGATGAAGGATACAATGATGACTTGGTGATGTGTCACGTCATCTTCTCTTGGATGGTAATGCAAGATTACTTCAGAGAAATGACGGATCAAGATATCCGCAAACGTATTTACGATGAGCGTTCTAATGAGATTGAACAGGATATGGCACCCTTCGGATTTGTTGACAATGGTTTAGATAACGATACTGTAGTTGATGAAGAGGGCAATGTTTGGGAAGTAGACGAATATGGATCGAAACAATATGCTGTTGAATATATGATGCCATACATCTAATGGATCTAGAAGAACAGTTTTCAATTGAACACGTTCTATTTCAGACACGTACGTGTAGGACTTGCGGTGTGACTAAAGATTTGGTAGATGGGTTTTATTTAACTAGAAAAACTAGGGGAAACGTTCCTAGCTCTTATTCCTATGAGTGTAAGGAATGCACAATAAAGAGAATTACTAATAGGAGAAAGGAGTCTCGTTCAACAGAGATGTATCCAGACTGGTAGTTCACGCGGTGTTTCCCCACTGAAAGAGCTGCAAATAATAAATAACTTAAGAAACCACTGGATTTCATTTCAGGAGAACTACAACAATGGCAGGTCAAGTATCACCTGGGGTCGTTATTAAGGAACGCGACCTAACGAACGCCCGTATTGACAATA